TGGGATTAGTGCTGAAGGTGGTGAGTTTATGGAGATCGTCAAGAAGATGGTTTTCCAAGGTAAGCCTTGGGACGACCACAATCGAGAACATCTTGTTATTGAGTTGGGTGACGTTATGTGGTATGTAATGCAGGCATGTATGGCATTGAACATTACACTTGATGATGTAATCGCTGGTAACGTAGAGAAGTTGAAGAAGAGATATCCTGGCGGAGAGTTTGACGTTTACAAATCAGAAAATCGTGCAGAAGGAGACCTATGATTAATTTAAGAGATGATATTCTAAAGAATCAAATTGCTTATTATAATGGTTTGATTGCCAAACATTCACAGAACGTTGAGATCTATCTCAATCAACCTGTAGGTATTGGTGAACACTCAGATGTGATGGGAACGATAGATGGTGAGATAAATGCCATTGCACAAGCACATGAGAAGATTGAAATTATAAATCATTACTTTTTGAATAGATAATAAATAATTAGAAAACAATGAGTCATGAGAATAACGCCATACTATGAATCCAAAGGTATAAAGAATCCATATTATGTCTTATCTCCAACTGTGGTGAATGGAGTTGTTCGGGAACTTAAAAAACAAGGAGATGATTATAAGAATATTAAATCGACTGATATATTGTTTAAGTCTGTTGAACCAAATCAATTAAATGGTTCTATAATTTACAGAGCAACATCTTCTTCTAGTAAAATTTTTCAGATAACAGATAAATCAAAAAACGAAATTCCTTACGGAGTTGCGACTACAGCTCAAAAGACTCATGTTATAGGTCATTATGGAATGGTGTCTAGAAAGAATGCTACTGCATCTTCTAACGTGAATGAATTTTTAAGTGTTTACTTTTTAGTTCAATCTCCCATGAAACCAGATCAGTTAGTGGATTATGTGAGTCAACAAAAAGGAAATACTGGAGTTGTAAAAGGTGAAGGTACTCCAGTTACTTTTCCTCAACTAGCTGATTTGCTTGAAGAGGATGAGACACCAGATAGAGACATAAACATTGGTTTAAATAATGCTAAGGCAATACAGGGAGATATAAAAGGAAGATCAATAAAAACAGTATATTGGGTTCCAAGACAGAAACCAAAAAATGTAAATCCAACAAACCCATCAGATACAGTCATAGAATTTGATGATGGATTTCTTCAAGGATATTCAAATAAAATAGCATCTGGAACTGACAAGACACCCAAGTTTAATACAAATGTCAATGCCTTTTATAAGGAGATGGGTAACTTTAAACAATTGATGGATGTTCAGAAACTTATAAATGATGCATTCTTTGAGGCGAAAGAATCAGTAAAAGGTAAAAATGCCAAAGAAGCTATTGATTTTTACTATGAGAATGAGTATGAAGGTGAAGCTTATGGGGAAACTGGATCACAAAAAAACTTTGGAGAACTATCAGAATTTTTTAGATTAGACGGTCTTGATTTTAATCGTAAAGATTTTTACTATCCATTTAGAAATAAATTCATTACTAAATTTGCAGATTATCTAAAGAATCCTGACAACATGGTTTACTTTTTAAGAACTATATACAAATATACTTACGGTGATCCAACTCAAGATTTTACACCATGTCCATATAAACTTTTGATAGGAACTGCCATGGGTGCAAGTACATTAAAAAACGTTTCTTCTGATGAAGCTCTAAAAGAATTATTATTTAATGAAGATGCTGGTAGAATAACCAATATTAAAGATACTTACGATGGAACTAGTCAAGGATGGAATATGACATTTAAATTTCTAAATGGAAAACCAAAAGATGTTACTGTACCAATCGTGGCTAGAACTAGATTTGGTGGACTTCAAGGTAAAGCTTTCTTTTTAAGTAGTAGTGGTGTACAGATATCAAAATGAAGAATACTCATCTCGAACATTTAGAAGATAATATTTTGAACGGAGGATCTGAAGGTGGTAAGGAAGCAGTGGCTTTTCTTCGATCACTTGGAAAGATGCTAGACCAAGGTGGTGCAGATGCTCGTGTCACTGTGAAGTGGGATGGAGCTCCTGCTATAATCTGTGGTACAAATCCAGACAACGGAAGATTTTTTGTTGGAACTAAGTCTGTATTTAATAAAGTTGATCCGAAGATAGTATATTCAGAAGAAGATGTAGATCGTATGTATTCGCCTGGCCAACTTGCACAAAAACTTAAAGACTCTTACAAATATCTTTCACAACTCTCAATACCAAATGTGGTACAGGGAGATCTTTTATTTACTGATGATAAGTATGAAGCTAATATAGGTGGCGATACTTGTATTGCATTTCAACCAAACACAATCGTGTATGCAGTTCCAAAGGATACTGACATTGGACAAAAGATACAAGAGGCAAAACTTGGAATTGTTTTTCACACCTCTTACTCTGGAAGAAGTTTAGATACATTGACTGCAAGTTTTGGTAACATTGGTATTCAAGGAAACACAGATGTCTTTGTGACATCATCTGATTTTAAAAATGCATCAGGTGAAGCAAACATGACCCCTGCTGAGAAAACAACTTATGCAAATCTTGTTAATAAAACAGAAGGATCTTTGAAACAGTCATCTCGTTTTCTTGACATGATGAAAGAAAATAATATGAATAAATTTACCTTGAATATTATGTTCAAGACTTTCTTTAATACATATGTTCGTCAAGGTCGTAATCTAATTGGTGCTCGTAATACCGCAAGAGACTTTGCAGCATATTTCTCAAACGCATTAGATAAAGAGATTGATAGAAAGAAGATGAAAACTACGAAAGATAAATACTTAGATATTAAGAATAAAGGTCTTAGGTTCATTTCTGATAATCAACAGGCAATATACATGACTGTTGCATCTTACATGAATTTACAGGCTGCGAAAAATTTTATGATTCGTAAGTTACAAAAAGTGAATACCTTTGGTACTTTTCTAAGAACATCAGATGGTTATCGTGTAACTGCGCCTGAAGGATTTGTCGCAATCCGATCAGGTCAAGCTCTTAAACTTGTAGATCGTTTAGAGTTTAGTCGTGCAAACTTTACCGCAGATAAAAATTGGGAAAAGGGTAATCCTATGCCCGCACCGAAAATATGAAAAGTTTTACTAGATTTATAACCGAAGCAATATCTTCTCAAACAGTTGCGAAGCCAAATCCTAACGATGATGAGGCTGATATGACTGTATCTTTTGGTCGTTTCAACCCACCCACGACTGGACATGAGAGACTTATGAATAAGGTTAAACAGGTTGCTGGTAAAGGTAACTATGAAATTTATCCATCACGTTCAAATGATCCTGATAAAAATCCTTTAGATCCTGATACTAAGATAGGATATATGCAACAGATGTTTCCAAATCATGCGAAACATATCATGAATAATCCAAAGACAAGGACAATCTTTGATGCTTTGAAAGGTGCAAATGAAAGAGGTGCAAAGTCTGTTAATATTGTAGTTGGACAGGATCGTCAAAAAGAATTTGAGAACTTAGCAAACAAATATAATAATAAACTTTATAAGTTTGATCGTATTAATGTAGTATCTGCTGGAGATCGTGATCCAGATGGTGATGGTGTGAGTGCGATGTCTGCATCTAAGTTAAGAAAGGCTGCTGCGGATGATGACTTTGATACATTTAGAACTGGAATACCACAGAGTTTCAAGGATGATAAGGCAAGAGAGTTGTATGCTGCAATACAAAAAGGAATGAAGATTAAGAAACAACAGAATGAGATGTGGAGAATTGCTCCTAAGTTTGATTGGAGAAATCTTAGAGAGAACTATATGAATGGAAATGTATTTCAAGTCGGTGATACTGTAGAGAATGATAATACTGGTTTAGTTGGTAAGATTATTCGCACAGGTGCAAATCATATCATTGCAGTAACAGAAGATAACATGATGTTTAAATCATGGATCAAAGATATCACTGAGAAGTTTACTGAGATCTCTGGTGTACCACCAGATCAAAGATTAGTAGGAACTGATTCTCACCGTGAGTATGTTCAAAGACTATCTCATAATCCTATCATCTTAAATTTTATAAATAAATCTAGAAAGAAACGTGCGAAAGGGTAATGCTTAGTCAAAAATTGCAAAAAGACTTGATGAATGCGTATGCATCAGTTCATGAAGAAAAGAGAGGTCATGCATCTGGTGACTCTGATGTAGAGAAACAGGCATCACAATTGGCTTCTGATGTAAGATATAAAGCAAAAGGGAAAGTAAAGCCTGGTACTTCAGACGAAGAGAAGAAAAAAGTATTTCTTCAAATACTTGGTGCATCACCAGCACCTAGTTCAGTGAAAGCAATGGCAAGACAAAAACTTTTAGGTGAAGATGTAGTGTTGGAAGATAAAAAAATGGCAAAACAAAGTGATGATAGTCTTTCTGCAGCACATAAAAAGTTTAGTGGTATGGATCAATCAACTCCATCTAATAAATTCATGTTAAAAAGAATTGAGAAAGAAATGAAAAAAAGAAAAACAGTTAAAGAAGGAAGTGCATACGGTATGACTAAGGGTGATGGTATGAGTTTTCCAGAGAGATTGAAAATGAAAGCAAAGAAGAAGAAAGAAAAAGTGTCGGAAGATACAAAAGCGATGAAAGCTTTTCTTAATAAAAAAGCAAAGAAATTAGAATCAGCAAAGAAGAAACAAAAACCAGAGTATGCCAACAACCCTGCGTTTGGTGATCCTTCACATCATTCTAATAGAAAAAATAGAACTGAAGAAGTGGTTAGTGAGATGGGTGGAATGAAAATGAAACAAGTTGTAAAATCAAAACCAGTTAAAAATGAAAAAGATATGTCTAAGGAGCCAGGACAAAAAGCTCCAGTAGATTATCGTACCTTATCTCAATCACACGTTCCTGTAGGAAATATCTTCAACGAGAAGAAGATGGATCCTGTTGGACAGGAAGATGGTGACATTAATAACGATGGTAAGAAAGACGGAACAGATAAGTATCTTGCAAACAGACGTAAAGCAATTGGTAAAATGATTGCTAAGAAACGTGGTAAGGTAAAGGAAGGTTTTTCTGCATGGAGAATCGATCTAGATTTTAACGAACAAGTAAAAAAGTAAAAGGGGGACTGGTATCTCCCAAGTCCCCAAACTGCATAGT